GCCTGAAGGCTCATCTGCTCCAACACCTACACCAGTTGCAACTGCAGCGCCAATTGCAGTAGAAACTGCTCCTACTCCGGTAGCGGCACCGATTGCAGTAGAAACTGCTCCTGCTCCAGTAGCGACTCCGGCAGAAATGGGAGCAACAACTGCTCCTGCAGCCGAAGAAGGTGGTAATCAACGTGCTGAAGACATTCTAGCAATGATCAGATCACGTCAAGGTAACAAGTAACTATATAGTGGGGGGTTAATACCCCCTACTTTTCAATGACTGGAGATTACAATATGGGACGACCATTTGACGTAAGTAAATTTAGAAAAGATATAACAAAAAGTATTGACGGTTTATCTGTTGGTTTTAATGACCCGACAGATTGGATTAGTACTGGTAACTATGCACTCAACTACTTAGTAAGTGGTGACTTTCATAAAGGGATTCCTTTAGGTAAGGTTACAGTATTTGCTGGAGAATCTGGTGCTGGTAAAAGTTATATTGCAAGCGGAAACATTATTAAGGCAGCACAAGATCAAGGCATCTATGTAGTATTAATTGACTCAGAAAATGCACTTGATGAAACATGGCTACAGGCATTAAAAGTTGACACAGGAGAAGATAAACTCCTTAAACTTAATATGGCAATGCTAGATGATGTTGCTAAGACTATTAGTACGTTTATGAAAGACTATAGGAATATGGACGCAGGTGAAAGACCTAAAGTACTATTCGTAATTGACTCATTAGGCATGATGATGACACCAACAGAACTTAATCAGTTTGATGCAGGTGACATGAAAGGCGATATGGGTCGTAAAGCAAAAGCTCTAAAAGCATTAGTAATGAACTGTGTTAATATGTTTGGTAGTTACAATGTAGGGCTAGTAGCAACAAACCACACTTACCAATCACAAGATATGTTTGACCCTGATGATAAGATATCAGGTGGACAAGGATTTGTATATGCAAGTAGTATTGTGGTTGCTATGAAGAAACTTAAACTAAAAACAGATGCAGACGGTGTTAAAACATCACAAGTACATGGTATCAGAGCCGCTTGTAAAGTAATGAAAACACGTTATGCAAAACCGTTTGAAGGTGTACAGGTAGAGATTCCTTATGAAACAGGAATGAATCCGTACAGTGGTTTAGTTGATATCTTTGAGAAAGCAGGACTTTTAAAGAAAAGCGGTAATAGACTCGAGTATACTAGTAAACGTACTGGAGAAGTTATTATTGAGTTTCGTAAAAACTGGGTTGGTGAAAAACTTGACACAGTTATGGAGGACATTGCACTTCAGGGAACTGCACTAGATACTAAAGAAGTGGTAACTGATGAACAATTAGTTACTGATGTTATTGATATGGAAAAAGAAGTAGCAGAAGGATAAGCAATGGACGAGATGTTTGCAGAGTTTTGGAATATAATAAAAGAGTACGTTCCAGCAAAAGAAAGACAAACAGCCGCAGATCATTCGATTGGCATACTAATTGATGCTGGTGCTAGTGACGATATCTTATATGCCCTAAAAGGGTGCGATAAGAACATGGCTCAAGCAGTAGCAGATCAGTTAGGCGAAGATGAAGAAGATGATTCGTATGATGACGACGACTACAGATACGAAGACGATTAATGTGGTATGGTAAAGTTACTAGAGACTTATCTGCACTTCCTGACTTTATTTCATTTTATGAAAAAGAGTTACTTAATGCTAAAAAAGAAACTAGCATTGACGGAAGTGTAGAGCGTCACTTACGAGATCTGCCTGGTATTACAGAGCATCGTTTCAATCAATTACAAGAAATTGAAGCGGTGCTTAACTACCTTAATATCCAACTTAGAAAGATACGACGTAAGCACTTTCAAAAGTACTTAGAAGGATACCAACGTGCATTATCAAGTAGAGATGCAGAAAAATATGTTGACGGTGAAGATGAAGTTATTGACTTTGAAACACTTGTTAATGAAGTTGCACTAGCAAGAAATCGCTGGCTAGGCATCATGAAAGGCTTAGAAGCAAAGCAATGGCAAATGGGTCATATTGTTAGGCTAAGAACAGCTGGTATGGAAGATGTCACACTATAACACTGAAATAGATAAGTTACAAACCGAGTACAAACAGTTCTCAGCAGAGTTTAACAAGCATATTGTTAAGTTCAAGAGTACATCTGCTATAAAAAAGAAAAAGTTTGTAGTAGATCAACTTTTTCTTGACTTACAGAACCATAATCGTATTCAAGAAGAGCAGTTAGAATTTAAAGTAAATAATGCTAGAGACAACTTAGAACAACTAAACATAGAATTTTTAAAAGGCATGTTAACTGATGGATTTTTTATTAAGTAATAGTAGATCACACTGCGAAGAATTTCTTGAAGTATTAAGGCAATATCCAACAATGTTAGAGAGTATCGACAATGTACTTGATGTAGGTTGTGGACAAGGATTTGCTAGCCACTGGTGGGCAAATGTAGACAACGGTGATGAAGACAATCCGATATCTTTAGATATTAATGTAACTGCTATTGATAGCAATGCAGATGCATTTGATGATCAATATGCACACGAAAATATAAACTTTATCAATGCTGATATACTTGATCATCAACTAGACAATGCATATGATGTAGTATGGGCCCATAGTGTTTTACATCAATCAAGAGACCCGTTAGAGTTTTTGCATAAGATGAATAAATGTACTAACTTAGGAGGAATGTTGTGCTTAACTTTTCCAACGACTATAAACAACTTTTATGGAGAACCAGATTATAGAGTTTACTCTGAAGCACCTAACAGTATTACTATAGTCGACTTAATACATATGTTAGTACTAAGTGGTTTTAACTGCGACGATGGTTACTTTATCAAGCAACCAAACTCAAATATCATCAATGCATTAGTATATAAAGATTCCGAGGATACTTTTAAATATGGTGAAAAAACTTTATATGAGTATACAGATTTCTTACCTGAGGCATGCAAGAAACAACTAAACAAGTTTGGATATTTAACCAACAAAGATCTACTTTTATACTGGATTGATGGAACGTTAATTGATTATTCCAAAGTTTAAATATGCTGGCTAAGCCAGCTTTTTTTATGAATTAACCACAGAAGGATAACTATTATTAATGAAGATTGTTTTAGTAACAGGTGGATTTGATCCACTACATTCTGGGCATTTGTCATACCTTGCGTCAGCAAAAAAACTTGGCGACAAACTAGTAGTAGGCATCAATAGCGACGAGTGGTTAACCAGTAAAAAAGGTAAGCCGTTTATGCCGTTACTTGATAGAGTAGGTATTATACAAAACTTAAGAATGGTCGATGATTATGTATTATTTGATGACTCAGATAATTCTGCAATTGATGCAATAAAGCAGGTTAGAGAAAACTGGCCTGACAGTAGTATTATATTTGCCAACGGTGGCGATAGAACTGCAGATAACATACCGGAGATGACAATGGATGATAAAAACTTAAACTTTGAGTTTGGTGTTGGAGGAGAAGACAAGCAGAATAGCAGCTCCATCTTACTTGCTAAATGGAACGGTGACAAGGTCTACAGAAATTGGGGTTGGTTTAGAACAATAGACCAAGGACCCGACTATAAAGTAAAAGAATTAGAGATATTACCAGGCAAACAGTTAAGTATGCAAAGACACGAGCATAGAGACGAACGATGGAATGTAGTACAAGGATCATGTCAGATGACTACGGAGTACAACAAGGTACAAGATGTAATAACATTAACTGCACATGGCACCGTCTACACCATCAGTAAAAAAGTATGGCATCAAGCAAGTAATAATACAAATGAGTCATGTAAGGTAATTGAGGTACAAATTGGCGTACCCTGTACAGAAGATGACATTGAACGCAGAGATTAATGGGAATTCAAACTAAGTTATGTAAGCACGGGTTGTTTAGTTATTTTACTAATGATATAATCATCGGTAAGAGCCTAGAGCTCTACGGCGAGTACTCAGAAAACGAGTTTTTGTTACTAAATCACATAGTACAGCCTACCGACTTTGTTTTAGACATTGGTTCTAATATTGGACTGCACACAGTCTGGTTTGCAAAACATGCATTTAAAGGGCATGTAGCATCATTTGAGCCTAATGAGTTCAATAGAAACTTACTAGTAAAAAACATTGAACAAAATGGTTGTAAGAATGTACAAGTGTACGGAAACATTGTTGGAGATCGAAACGGACAAAGCATTATAAGTTCTTTTAATCCAAGTCTTCCGGGTAATTATGGAGAGTGTAGTGTACTTGAAGTCAACCCTGGAGGTTTGTACGAAACAAAGCCGATGATTAAAATTGATAGTTTAAACTTTGGACGTGTAGATTTTATAAAAATTGATGTTGAAGGCTTTGAAAAGGAAGTACTATTTGGTGCAACAGAAACTATAAAGAGATGTAGACCACAAATGTTAATCGAAGTTAACAATAGTACTACACATTTAGAGTATATGTGGAATATGTTACACGAAATTGACTATATAATGTGGTGGCTGCCTGTACGTAATTATAATCCACATAACTTCTTTGGTAACAAAATAAACATATTCTCAAATGGTGGCATTATTGACATATTTTGTGGACCAAAAGAAAAGACACCAATATTTGAACTAGATGGTGTACTTGAGCCGGTTGAAGGCTTTGATGATACATACCAAAAGATGTACAACAGAGTTCTAAATAAAATAAAATCAAGGCAAAAGCCAATAAATCCAAATTAGTTCTTGACAAGTGTTCTTTTTCAGTGTATAGTATATTATATACATAGAGGAGAATAGTATGAGAAACAGATATATTGTAAACTTTAATACTGATCAAAACACAGACGAACGAAGTGTGTTAATGATGGCAGAAGATAAAGTAGCAGTTGAAAAAGCATTGATTGCTGAATATTACGATTTTGAAGAAAAATTGCAAATTATTAGTATCTGTGAAGCAAATACTAAGAGAAAATTTGAACTAGATTATTAAAAAGTAAAAAACTTTTTAAGCCCTTGTTAATCAAGGGTTTTTTTGTGACTAAAACGGTTGACTTATCTGCTAATAGTGCTATTATATAATAGTAAGTTAACAAAAGGAACTAAAATATGCAAGTAGAACTTTTAGAAGCAGTAGAGCAAGTAGTTAAAACAATGAAACAAGACTATATTAACTGGGCAACACAGGGCGGAAAGAAGCCAGTTAGTAATTTCCATCAAGAAGCTCTAGATAATTTTAATATTGAAATTAAAGAAGGTCCTACTTATATTAAGTTAATTAAAACAGAGTGGACTATAGGGCGTGGTGGACATCATGGCGGTGGTGGTGTTAATGGCTTTATTGTTAAAAAAGCAACAAAAGGTTTTGTAGAAGGTGATATGCTAAAAGCGGCTAGTTATAATGCTCCAGCAACAAACTTTAAACGTGGTAATGTTTTTACAGATGCCAAGAATACATCAATTATACGTTGGACAGGAATTTCTTAATGAATAGTACGGTAACTAAAGCACTTAAATTTGCAATAGTTGCACACGGAGATCAGAAACGTAAGTACACTGGTCTTCCTTATGTAACACACACTATTGACGTTGCTCAATTAGTACATGATCACGGTGGAACAACTGAGCAAGTTGCCGCGGCATTGTTACATGACGTAGTTGAAGATACAGATTTTGCACTTGATTCTATTTCTATTAAGTTTGGTACTACTATTGCAGAACTTGTTTTTTGGTTAACAGATCAAAGTAGACCAGAAGATGGTAATCGTGCAGTTCGTAAAGCAATAGATCGTGAGCATATATTGTCTGCACCTGCACAAGCACAGTTTATCAAACTAGCAGATTTAGTAGATAATACGGCTTGCATTGGTAAAAACGATCCAGGCTTTGCAAAAGTGTATTTTTTAGAAAAGCAACTTATACTTAATGGTATGTTAGATACTGTTAAACAAACACCTTTATTTAAAATAGCACAAAAACAAATAAAAGGTTGACACATTCCTATATTGTGCTATTATATAATAGTAAGTTAACAAAAAGGATTGAAATGCAAAATTTAGAACAAATAATTGATAGTTGTTATGCAGGTTATACTGCACTAGAAGATAATCCATTGTCCAAAGAGCAGTGGATTAAACTTCCACAAGCAAAACAGTTCATTAATAAGATGAAAAGAATTCAGAAGATGAGGAATGCTTAATG